TTTTGCTTCGATATTGTATCCAGTTACACCAGCTTCGTTTTTCTTACCAACTAAAACAGGTCCTCTAAATGTTGTTGTTGCCATGATTTAATCCTCCTAGTTATGTTTAATGTAGTCTCTAGGCCGTCGCCTGCGCGCGTCTACATTAGTTTGTTATCGCAGTTAAGCGAGTATATGCTTTTTAACTATATTATGCAAATAAAAAGGGGCGCCGAAGCGCCCCTCTAATTAGGTTAGACCTAACAGTTCTACTTATTAAGCAGTACCGTCAGAACCGTAGATACCACGCCAGTCAGACCAGCCGAAGCTGTATCTTTCTCTAGCTTTGTATCTCATGTTACCTGTCTCGAAGTCACCTTCCATAGCCGTTTTAATCGGCGCACGGACCATGTGCTTCAATCCATTAGGAACATCAGTCTTAATGAACCACTGCTCTCCATCATTGATGTAGTTATTAACTACATAACCTTGAGGAATCATCCCCATAGATTTAAGAGCGTTGATGTCATTATCAGCTGTTCCAACACGTTGAGCGGATTTTGTAATCCTCTCAGCAGTAAATTGACCGTCAGCAGGTATAATTAATTTCATACCTCTAGCAGCAATCTTAAGACCTCTTTCGTCTTTGAAATTGCCAATGTCAATCATAGCTTGCTCAAGAGAAGTCTCAGACAAGTCAGACAGAGTAGACGGTCTGTTGCTAAGGTTCCCTGCGATAGTAGGGTGAGCGTTTCCGATTAAAGATTCGTTGTCACCACCAACTGACGCAGCAGCGAAAGCATTGTTTAGAATGTTTGCTGCTTTAGTTTGCTTTGTTTGAGCCATAGAACGTGCTAGTGCCTTAGTATAACGCGTAGAAATCTTATCATACAAGTTATCTTCAACATTTTCCTCAGTTAGTGAGAAAGCGAGAGCAATTGTCTCATGTTGGTATCTTGCAGTGTAAGTTTCCTGTGCTTGGTCATAAGTCACAGCAGCGCCTTCTGACTTAACGGCTGCTTTGTCGAAACCAGATAACATTACTTCTTCTTCAAAAGCTCTGTCACTGTTTTCTGTGTCGAAAATCTCTTTATGCTGATTTTCGTAGTTTTTGTACTCTAGTCCAAATAATGCATTCAGACCAGGCTCTAGCTCTTTTGCTAGTTGTTGTCTTGATATAGCCATAGTTATGTCCTCCTGCTATTATTTGTACTTGTGTTCATTGATCAGAACCTCATACACTAAGTTAGCTGAGCCTACATCGTTGCGACCTTCTTTTGTTGAAAAGCCTACAACTTTAATGTTAGCACCAGTTCCCCAGTTTGCTGAGTCTGCTTCTGTCTTTGAAACACCAGTTGTTGTTGAGCCGGCAGTTGAAGCGATATCGCCAAGTTTACTTCTATCCGTTACAGCAGAAGCTGCATCACCTTGTATTTCGAATACTTGGTATGGATTGTCATAAACAAAACAAGTCGTCGCTAAACTAGCGGCTTTTTGGTTAGTAAATGTTGGTTTGCCGTTTGAATCGTCGTAGTTACAACCCCAAAAAACACCAATACAGTTAGTTGCTGCAGTGCCACCATCTCCTTTTGCAAAGAGTTGGACGTCGCCACCTGCCTCAACGCACTTAACCGGGTCGCCTTGGAAGATAGCAGTGCCATATGCTGCTAACGAGCTGTAACTGTTCATTGCGGGCGATGTACCGCCGCCGATTTTTCCAACCGGGCTGAAACCAAAAGGGGCATCTAAATTTGCCATATTGTTTTCCTCCTTAAAGGGTTAGTTAAATCGATGGATAAAATAAAGATTAGTCTTTATTTGAGCCACCAAAAGTTACACGAGTCTGTCGATCTTGATTGATCGGCATACTTGGGTGCTGTTCCTTCAAGACATCGTTTTCTAAAGCCTCATTGCGATCCATAGTCTTCTGTTTGAAGTACTCTTCACGCGACTTTGCGAGCTCTTCGGTTATCCTTGCCAGCACAAGGCCACCAACCCCGATCACTCCTGCGTATTTGCCGTCTGTAACAACTGGATAGTCACTATCAGGATATTCGTCAGATCTAACTAACTCCCATCCGGATCTTATTTTACCTGAGATGTTCTTTGTATCATCAAAGCCCATACTTTCGGCACGTAACCATCTATGTCTATACCCGTCTGGCGCAGGTGGTGCATCTAGTGATGATGGAGGAGTCCATACTTTAGGCTTTTCTTGTTTAGCCCTAGTTTGACTCACGCGGGAAGTTTTAACAGTTTTATTTGCTGTATCTTTTTTATTCATATGCTTATACCTCCTTCGCGGCTAATTGTTTCGCATACTCTTCGAGTGGCACACCTAATCTTTTAGAAATTGCTACCTGTGAGGGTGTGAGCTTCACGGTTTTTCTGCGTCCTTTTCCTGCCGGACGTTTGGCACTAGCAACAGTCTGAGTTGGAACTTGTCCACCATCAGCTGCAGTATCCCTATTTGTATCAAATTTGTGTGGGAATTCAAGTCTTATTCTCTTATCTACTTCAGAATAATATTCATTACTAGATGGATCAAAGCCTTCTTCCTCCACAAGTCTTCTATGTATATCAAATGCGGTGTAAGTCATTGCATTATCAGTACCAAACCACTTGTTTTTAGATGACCAATCTTCTGCTTTAGGATCAATTTGCTGTGCAGCATCATATATTTGACCCTGCGTAGGCATCTCTTGAGCCATTTGAGCATAGTTTTGTGGTGGTGGTGCTTGTCTAGGAGGCGGTCGGTTTTCTCTAGTCTGCTTAATATTATTAAGTCTAGTTTCCTCCATAGTCATTTTAGCAATAACTCTTTGAGCTTCAACTTGTCTATCAGCATCGCCTTCAGCTATCGCTGATGTTAATTCTGCTTTAGCAGCGGCCATACCAGCTTTAACTTTTTCTTCTAGTTCTTCTGCATATTTGCCACCAAGATTATCAAAGTTAGTTCTAACTCTATTAGCTTGTTGATTAATTTGTTGTGCATAAGAAATAGCTTCTTCTTTTTGACGTTCTGCTTCTCGCATACGTCTAGTTAGTTTAGCTATTCTTTTTTGAACGCCTTCTGAGTACTCATCAAGTTCTGCTTTTTGTTCGCCTTCTGGAACAGCAGGCTGCTCAGCAGGTTCCTCAGTTGTGTCTTCGGACTTAGTATCGTCTTCTGTAGTTTGTTCAACATTTACTTCCTCCTCTAAAGATTGTTCCGGTGCAGGTTCTGCATCTAAATCAATCTCCGTTTCTATTTCGTCGGCTTCACCGACATCGATTTTGTCATCGAGCATAGTTATAATCCTCCTATGATTACATTGCGTGAATCAAATCTTTAGGATCTTCTATCGTACCTAAGATTTCATCATCGTTTAACATTCTTATCTCGCCACCATCAATCTCCATTCGCGATCCTGCATATCTTGCAAAGATCACCCAATCCTTTTCCGCGCACCACGGACCGGTTGTATACTTTTCTTTATCCTCATAACAAAGCGGACCCATCTTCAAGACATAGCCAACTTGGACCGCGGCCCGCGCTCTGTCTAAAGTTTCTTGTGCAATAATAATTCCGCCTTCTGTTTCTTCTTTGACTTGAAAAGGCATGACTAAAATACGCCAACCTGTTGGGTTGGGTAATTTTTCTAAATTTGTTTTGGAAGGTTCTTCTGTAGCTTCGTGTTGTGCTATCTTTTTAGCGTCTTCTTCTGCGTCGTATTTATCTTCTAATGCGTGTGACGTTGTTTGGTTCATCGTTATTTGGCTCCTTTGGTTCTAGCAGGTTAGAGAGTTCCTGATTTATTTGATCCGTACCGTGGATCTTTCCTATTATATATTTGTATTCTTCCATACTGTCAACCCCGCCGTTTGCGAGAGTCTGAATTAGACTGTCCATCTGTTGCTGCATGATTTTTCTTAGTCTGTATATTACGTTTGTTAGATCCGTAGCTTCTGACATATTTTTTCTTTTTATCTCCTAATGTGTCCCAGAACTCATCAAGTGGGTTCTGAGGTTTATCTTCCCCCATACTTTCCCCCAATGTTAGATTAAGTCAATCAGTTATTTTTTTTTGAACATTTTAAAGGCTGATTG